CCATTTGAATGATGGTAAGAATAGGAGATAAGATTCTCTCCTGTTTTCAGTCTAGCAAGTACAATGTTCTTGAAAAGAACTGTAGCGTCTGATATACCATAGTTGACTAGATTCATTTGATTTGTATCTCTTTCAGTTCAATGTCAAACTTTTCGATTCTGTAAATCTTCATTCTTTCAAGGAAGTGTTTGAAGATTGTGTTTTCATATTTCTTGTATCGCATATCATCTACGATATCAATCAAAGTCATCTTCTTTCCTTCTACTTTTCTGAGTCCTCGTCCGATTGACTGTAAGACACGAATCATAGATTTTGATGGAGATCCGAAGATAACATTTTCTATGTTCGGAATATTTATACCTGCCTGACATGTTGCATAGCTAACCACAAGAATGATGCCTGGATTTGCGATAGCATATTTTCTGATCCGTTCTCTTTCATCAGCAGAAATACCTCCATGAATCATATAAACTTCTCTTCCGTATTTCTCTGCTCTTGATTTGATGTATTCATAGAGAGGAATGAGATGCTTATCAATAAAGTTGCACATGATCATCGTTGTCCCTGTAGACGCAAAAGCTAGATTTGCAATGATCTTGCTTCTTTCGTTATGAGCACATATGAAAGATAATTCGTCTTGGTATTCCAGAGATTTATTGAGTTTACATGTTTCTTCTGGATACTGGAGAATGATCCCTTTGATGATCATATCAGAAAGAGATCCGCTATCCATTAGCTCTTTTGTTGTGATGATCTTCTCGATTGGTCCTAGAGCACCAACGATTGATAATTCGTTGATTTTTTCTTTATCGACTGTTCCTGTCGTACCGATTTTATATGGAACATCAGTTGCTAAATCTAGGATTTTCTGAAGCTCAGTCCCCTTCGCGGTATGGCATTCGTCTATGATGATCCCATCGTATGAATTCAAGACCTTCATTCCATGTGATAACTTTATCATCTTGGAGATTGTCTGCCATGTAGAAATCAAGATAGGAGGATCAAAATTTCGTTCTTGTCCAGAGAAAAGAAGAGTAGACATTGAATCTATATCAAACCCATTTCCGATAGAATATTCGATGAAGTCAGAAATCATTTGTTTCACCAAAGATACAGAAGGAACCAGGAGACATACTCTTTTCTCACGAGCAAGAAGCCATCGAATGATGATATAAATCGTTAAAGACTTACCAGAGCCAGTTGGCATAGACAGAGTACGTCTACGATTGACTAGAGCGCTGTATACTGCATCGATTTGATAGTCTTTAGGGGTTATAGGCAAACCTTCTGAATTCGTTACCTGAAGTGTTCCTATGAAATCAACGAGTTCGTCGTATGAAATTTCTTCTTTTCCGAAGTCGGTATATTTTGGATTTACGATGTAATCAACATCTTCTCCTGCTTTTTCTGCGTATGTCAAAAGCAAGTCATGCAAGCCTAACGGAAGCTTGTTCGTTTGCATGTTAAACAGACTGATATCCCCTGACCATAGTTTTGCTTTAAATTTTGGATGCCACCTATATCCAGGAGCTTTGAATGTAAAAAAGTCTTTGATCTCCGAAAGAACATCGGATGATGCAAAGACTCTAAGATGGGATTCGTTGTATTTTTCGATTTTCATAGTTGACTCCATAACGGTTCAACTATTTATCATTCAAGATTTAATCGTCTTCTTCACCGTTCGGTTTGATATGAGCATGCCACGTTCTTGTAGCTGTCCCATGTTTGAACTCATATGTTGGTTCTTGATGAGGAAAATGTAAAACATGTCCTTTATCCAAGATGTATTCGTGTTCATCTGGATTTGATGAATAATGATCGACATACATTCCTCTTTTATGTCCAGCAGGAACATGTATTTTCAAAACTTCTGCAACATGACGGACACCTTTGATATGATCATCTAATTTTGTATGAGCAAATCCTGATGCTGTAGATTTAACCAATGATGTTGATGTGAAAGGAGGAAAGTGAACTGCAACAACAGGCTTATGCTTATTGTCATCCATGATCTTCTTCATGTTTATTTCATGAGAAATTCCTGTGTAAACATGGAAGTCAAAATCAGGTTTTGGGGTAGCTTGATGAATTGCTTCTGATAGATGTTTACTATGTAGAGCATGTTCATTATCTTCATGATCAGTATTATTCACATGAGAATCTATCAAAGATCTATTCAATCCCTCTGATGTTCTGGTATATTCTTCGATTGCTTTTTCGTGTTGATAATTACCAACACCCATTCTTTCTAAAGATTCTCTTGTATCTGTGAACTTTTTAAGTTCATCTGCAGGAACATTAAATTTTCCAAGTTGAGCATAATTAAAGCTATTGACTTGATGATATTTTCCATCATTATGCTGATAGTTTATGCTATTAGTCGTATCATGAATAGATCGAAAAATCCCACCAGACGAATGAGGTATGAAGCCATTTGCGATATGATTTCTTACCTCATCTGTCGTATATTCAGACTTATGTGTCTTATCTGGGTTTGGTAGAGTTGGATCTTTTTGCCTTGCTATTGCATAGCCATATTTTGCATTCATCTGTAGTCTGTTTTCATGAACAGAATGTTTGCTGATTGCCTCAACTATATCAAGAGATAAATTAGGATTATGATTTCCTGCAAGATGAGAATCTATCATTGAATCGACATGATCCTCCAATGCTTTGTTCTCTGGCTCTGCTGGAAGATGTTTCTTCTTAAGATCGTGTCTTTCTGCTAGACTCAAATCTGATGTATTCAATACAAAGGATTTATTTGATGTGCTGCCTTCGCCACTCAGAACATTTTTGATCCCGAAGAAAGATTCTTTTAGATCATCTTTCTTGTCTTTCTTCTGATATTCTGAATCAACCTTCCCATCATATGCAATAGGAAGTAAGCGTTTGCGTCTAATCTTCTCTTTCAAAGCCAACATTTTGACATATGCGGCTTGAATAATCTTATCAGACATTTTTGATTAGTTCACATCTTCAAGGTACGAAGCAATCGCATTAGCCGATGATACAACACTTGACTTAACTCCGATTATATCAGAAGATTGAAGAACTATCTTCTTGCCGTTTGTGATTACTTCTAGAGGATAACCGGCAGCGATTGGAACACCTTTGAATAGATAAACTTTAGCAGCCAACACAGAACTATAAACATAAACATCAACATTGATTGGCGACGCTGTAGTGTTGACAACATCAAACTGAGTTAAGAGGGATTTCTTACCAACAGGAGTCGTATAGAGTGTCGTATCGGTAGTTCCGATTGCTATTGCTGTAGAGTTCTTGAATAAATTACTTGCCATTTTGATTCCTTCTTGTTGATTTTGTATTTAATTATGGGAGTTCTAAAGCACCAATATCAATTCCTCCGCGTGCCGTTCTTGGTACTTTAAAGAAATCTGTTGTAGGTGCTCCTGATGCCGTGCCAGCATTAATTGCTGGACTTCCTGGTCTTAGTCTTAGATCTGCGTTTTTCATAGAAAAATTTACAAACATTGGATCTACACAATCGCCTTGTATACCGCATCCAGCATTGTGAATGTTCCACAATATGTTGTGGTCCGTTATGACTACACCTGGATTATCGTATGTAAGAAGTCCAGCCATTGGTTGTCCTGGCTTCAAATAAGAAGGTCCAGATCCTGCCATGATGGTATTTTTCACAATAACAGTTGCATTTGTTGATGAAGTATTAATAGCAGAATCGCCGTTGCCTATTACAGTATTGTTAATCATTTTAATGGTTGATGATTCTCCACCCTTTGTAACAGCTGTTATAGCAACTCCGTCAGCGCGACAATTATGTTCAACGTGCATTGTATAAGGTTGAGCATCAAAGAAATTACAATTTGCAATCACAATACTATTTTCAATGGTGACATTTTTTCCTTGTACTTTAAGCTGATTACCAGCATTGCCTTCGGATCTGGCTCGACGAACTACAACATCGCCTACTTCTCCATCGTGATACAGCATATCTAAACCGTCTGATGTATTATATCGGAATGTACAATCTTCCCATAAAAAATCACCATAAGTGTGATCAAATCCTACACCGTCTCCCCATCCAGGTTCAGCCCAACATCCGAATGGTTTATTGCCTGGGATAGATTCTCGACAGCCACTCCACTCTATAAGAACTCTACGGAATACAATAGATCCTGTATTGATACTTTCTTCTAACGTATTACCATCCAAGTCTCCACTGATACCAACCCATCCATTAGCGGAAATTCTGATATCCTCTGCTAGGAAATCTTGATTACGTCCAAACGTAATCCCACCGGCACCCATACCATGAATGTTTAAATTTCGAATGACCAGATTCACTGTATCAGAAATTCGAATTCCATCTTTAGCAAACGTATCTACTTGAGTATTTCCACATCGTCCAGTCTTAGCCTCATATCCTGGAATGCAATCACTTGGATCAGTTATTTCAAAGCAAGCAAAGACAACATCATGTGTATTTATTAAATTCACGACATGATCCATACCTCCTGGACCTCCGCCGAGTAAAGTAGGAGGTCGCATACATCTCTTATCCCATCCTTCTCCAAGTATTCTTGTTGGATTTGATGGAGTGCCTGCAGGAGGCACTCCTAAGTTACAATCCCATATATTATTTCCACATGGTTCCGATCCAGGAGATCCTCTGCGGATAGGATATTTGCCTCTAGCAACTATGAGAGTATCGCCTCCAGCAATTCTTGGTGTTCCAAATGTAGGAGAAGGAAGAGCAATCATAGGATTTGACCAAGCACATGCGACGTTTGTTCCAGTTCCAGGATATACCGTATTCGCAAGTCCGTTACATTGTGATGCAGACCCACCACCAGGCTTGACGTAGAAAGTAGCAGCCATGGATGTTGAGCTTATGAAGAAAATTAAAGAAATAAACAATTTAGAAATTATATTCATATATACCTTTTTTAATTAGGTTTTGTTACAAAGGAGACGGATTGAACTTCGCCTCGTGTATAATCATTGCCAGATGGCTTCGTTCCGACTACATTTGATTTTGCTGTTGCTGTAATCATATCAGCAGCAACTAGAGGACGATCTATGTTAGCAAAGTAAGTGAATCCAGTGGGGGCTGGAAATGGAAATGGATCTTTAGAATAATAATCATCCGAAAAAGCTGTATATATCACTCCCTGATCGGATGTATTAAATGCAGGCGTTACGATATCACCATATGCATACCCAGATCCGATTGATGCATACGTATCAAACTCGAAATGATGACCAGCACCAGGACTATATGTACTTATTCTCATGTTAATCTCAGCGTTCGTGGTGATTGTTGATGAATTTATATCAAATTCAAAGAATCCAGCAGCGGCTCTAAGACAATACCAAATTTTCACGATGTTATTTCTATCAGGGCATTTAATAGCAGGTAAGCCGACAATTGTATTTATTCCTGTCGGGTCTGACATCGTAGGCTCTGCAGTCATTGTTACGAACGAATATGCAGCAGATATTATAACCAGATCATCAGCCCATACTTGCATCATATCAGGAGGCATATAAACGTGTGCATTTGTTGAAGCAACCAAGTTTGTTCTGATTCTTGGTACAGTCAGAGCTTGTGCAGGAGCTACTATTGATATCGACTGAGATGTTCTATTTGCTTGTCCTTGTGAATTTTGGATTGTTACATAACAGCTAAGTACCCCAGCTGTGCTTGGAGTAAAAGATGCAGAGTCGGTCCCTACATCAACTCCATCTATTTTCCATTGATAGTGGATAGACGGGAATGGTTCTCCATCAACAGCACCAGAATTACACACGAACATCTGTCCTGTTTGGAAGATACCAGATGGACATGAAATTGATGGATCGCTCATAAAAATAGGAACTGATGGATCTCCCTTGACTAGCTTATCTGGAATACTGACGATATAAACATCTGGATCTGCCTGTCCACCGAAATTAGATGTAAAAATTGCCTTTCTTCCATCACGACTCGGTACTGCATCTGGTCTACCAACCGATCCGCCATAATCTGGAGATGTTTGCATATAAGCAATGCTATAGCTTATTCCGCTTGGAACTAATTTAGTAACAAAAACTTTACGCCAAGGCGCTCTGATAGTATTCAATTTTCCTTGATACGTCGTATCTTCGTACTGCTCTCCATATCCAGATAAGAATACCCATCCAGGACGATCGAATGATTTTCCACTGATCGTGACTTTCATAATCTCTTTAGAGAGCCCAATGCCCCAAGTCAGACTCATAATTACAAACGGAGATCCAGCAGCACAATTTACGCCCATGAGAGCATTGTTAACTTCGTCTAGATAACAAAAAATATCCTCATTCGAAGTACCAACGCATAGATCTCCATAAGGAGCATTTGTTACAATTTGTCTGAATGATGTAAAGTTCGATACCGTATATGCAACAGTGCCGTTACTTCCAGACCAGCATATAACGGAATACGTTCCAGATGGTGATGTTGATACCCACTCTGGACTTCCTCCGTTATGTGTAGATGCAGATACCGAAGAAATGATAGATTGTGTTGTAAAATTCCATGAAATCAGTCCAAGATGTATCATATTTGCATTTTCGATAGAAAATGTCCATGTGTTCCCATCTGCAGATGGACATCCTCCTCGGAGCCAAACTCTCGCAGCTTCTGGGAATATAGTCGTCACACTTACAGTAAAATCATGAAGAATGACAACATCCATTGTTGATACATCTACCGTATACCATATCAAACCTCCGTATGCATTTGTGTAATGGATAAGGTTTGGTGATGTTGTATCCCATATTGGTTCTGCTTCGGCATCAATAAAATCTAATACATTTAGTGGATTTGCTGTTGCATCATACAAAATCCATAACCCATTGGATGCCTTGACGAGGTACATACTAGCATCAGAATTAAATACAGGCTGTCTACTTGATGCTTGTCTTATAAACGTAGCACCTGCTGTATCATTCGTATAGTCCGATCCTCTCAATATAGACATTCCGTATAGAGGATCAACGAATGTAGAGCCGACAGCAGGATGTTCGAGTGTCATAAATTGATCGGCTGCTAATGGGATAAGATTTGTCCCGTCGTATAAAGGACCAACTCCTGTCACAGGAGCTGTACGAAAAACAGAACTGCCAGAAACATTCTCTACTGTCAAAGCAACTGTTATGACAGATCCTGTATCTGCATCAGACATGAGATATGTCATGCTAGTGTTGCTTGTTGGAACTCCATCCTTCTCCCATACAACTCCAGTAGTAAGACCTAAGTGACCATATATACCATCGATTAATTCTATCAACTGTCCTTTGAAAGGAGTTCCTTTGATATAAGGAGCTGTAAGAACAGTTGGAAGAGGTAAATCTGCGACCATCACAGATATTGTATTTGATGTTGATATAACTCCATTGTTCGCGATTTCTTTGTAAGAAACATAAGATCCTACATCGGCCGCGACAAGTGTATAAGATTTTGTTGTTGCTCCTGGGATGTCTACCCCATTTCTTTGCCATATACCACTTAACGAAGGAGTAGGCAATCCAACCCATTGCGCGCTGGTTGCATTCAATGTATATCCTTTTTGGGCATTGCCAGATATACCAGGAATAGCAAGCGGAATTGGCGGTACACCATCGGCTATAACGGTTAAATTTCCAGGACCTAGAACATTCTGTCCATTTACTGTCTTTATGTTTTCTCCAGAAACAAGTAGAGGCTGAAAGCTACCAATCCCAGATGATCCAGGTGAAATTAATTCCAGTTGCGCAGCAATTTGATTACACTTTAATCTCCATTGCTCGAAATCGTCTTTTGGTGATATAACTATTGCTGTCATTTTATTTTCCTAGTCTATCTAGAATAACCGAAAACATTGTTTTGATATCCTTCATGTCTGATTCGAGAGAATCTAATCGATCTTTGACGAGATCTCTCGCTTTCTTTTTATTGATGTGGCTGATGTATGCATCAGTATTTACATTGACAATTGCCTTGGATTTTTCATCTCTAGCAATGGAAGAATCATCAAAAACAGGAATCATGATGTCGCAATCATTCTAATTTGTTGTATAGACGGAACATTGCTTGTATCAGAAGAAGTCATTACAATCTTAATTTGTGCAGATGTGAACTGCACATTGGACAATATATCATACTCAACCCCGTAGTAAACGTCACCAGAGCTGCTATATTTTGGTGACGTTACAGGAGAAGCCAAAATCCAAGTCTGTCCAGACAAATAGTTTGTATTTGATGCGAGTCTATAGTAAAGAGCAAATCCTGAAGGAGCAGCAAAATTTACATCAAAAAACACTTTCAGCGATGAAGCAGGATTTGTCAGTGTCAGTGGATTCATGATATATTTTGCTTCGGATGTTCCGTTTTCTGAGATTTCATCAAAATATCTGCTATATGCAATAAAAGATACAGTTGATGTTTCGTTTACCAGTACGCTATCAGTTGTCGTGATCGTTGTTCCTGTGGAATCTATTGAAGTTACTGTAGATATACCGTTGTTAGTGGAATTCGTTGCACCGCTTATAGAAATGATCTGACCGATCTTCAGTTGACTGAATGATCCAGTGACGGACGCTGTGATTGTTCCAGCAGAATTGAACGTAACAGCTATTGAAGATGTTACATCATCTAATCCAGTTATATTTTTTGTCGTTTGATTGGTGTCAATTCTATTCCCAATGCATACAATAGAATATCTATCAAGATCTAGGACAGGCGATAGATAATTCGTGCTGCTCTCCAATTGAGCTGTGACTTCGATAGATTTCTTGTTTGCGTTAAACGTTGATTCATTAGAAGTTGATGCTATCTGGTAGCTTGCTGTCAAATATGTGTTTTCCTGAGGAATCAATTCTACCGCATTATTTGTCATTGAATACGTTGCATCCGTACATCTAGCAAAATGCTTGATTGATGTGTTGTCATATTTCAATTGAGTAGCTAGAAGATTTAACAATTCAAATTTAACATGTTTTGTTACATACACAACATTAGTAAGTTTGCTATAGCCTGTGATATTAGCATTTGATCCAACAGAAATAACAACATAATCTTGCTCTGCATATGTTACTGCATGTGATCCATTAATTGAAGCAAATGGGATGCCATTTACATTTGATGTTAATCCAGATACAATGATGTTAGATCCAACAGGAATGCCATGATTTGGAACAAACAGTCGAATCAAGTTAGATCCAGATTTTGTATAAATGGCATCAGGATTGATTGCATATGTATCCAGATTCTGATTAGCAAATTTGATGTTAGCAGAAGCTGTATTGAAAACACATCTGTTCAATGTGAACTTGATATCCTCGAATTGATCTGGAGACCATGTTGAAGCATTTTGAGATTTGAATAATGTTCCGAGATATGGTTGTTTAGAAATACGTTGTCCAGTTGTTACGTCGTTCTCACCAACATAGCAAACCCATACCGCATAATATGGAGAATCTGAAGAAAGAACAAAGCAGTATTCTGTATCACCATCCAAGAAAACTGGATATGCTGTTTTGATTCTAGTTACATTTGTAGCATTTGTTGAAACATTGATTTGATTTGGTCTGTACGTTACTCTAGATCCAGGAAGAACTGTCTGAGTAGGAATGCCATTCGACATTTCTCTGATTTCGAATGTTACAGGAAGAATTCTATCCTTGCTGTAGAAATAAAGATCAAAAGAATCAACAAATATCCCATCTGGATTTGCAATCTTGAAAGACTGAGCTAAAGGATCGGCATACACTGGTTGAACTTCAACAAATACAGATTCTGAAACTGCTTCTTTAGCCAGAACGCCATTTCGTGTAGATACAATTGTTCGAACTCTATTCTGCATGTATCCTGTTGCAGTGTATGTTGTAAGAGCTTTCGTTGTATAATTTGTTCCATTGGAAGACGAATCTGTCAGAATAAAATTCTTCGTACCTGTTCTGAATTGAATCTTCGAATTTGATGGGATGTCAAAAGTTCCAGAAATCTCTCCGTATGCATTCGTAATAAGCCCAGGCTGAGAGATGGAAGATACGATACCATTCGCACCAGATATAGAACCATAAACAATTTGACCAACAGAAAACGATCCTCTTTGGTTGATAACATGAATCATGCTATCTTCATCAATAGTCACAATCGCAGTTGCCGTTGCGAGAGCAATATTTCCAGATGCTCCGTTGTGGAGGATATCTCCCTTTTTCAATCCAGTGGAAACAGCATCATTAGCGGATGCAATAGATCTAGCAACACTGTTAGAGTCGGATCCTGCATCTGTGAACATATCAAATGTTCCATTCTTGGAGCTGAGTGTAATGATAGAACTTGGATTGATATACGAATCGATAGATGTCGAATCGAAGAAACCAAACAATTTTGTATTTGGTTTGAATCCTGTTCCAAAGAAACTGATCGTACGAGGTCTGATAAATGGAATTATATCGATAGATACAATTCTATCATCGATAACCTTCGTATCATAGACAGCTTTGATATACGTTGTCGTTCCGGTTCTTGTTTGAGTGTATGACTCATCTCCGCCAATTTGAACTATACGTCCTCTGACAGTTGTAAACCTAGCACCTGCCCATGCAATTTGCCAAGCATTCCAAACAGTTCCTAGTTCAGAACGATACGCATTAGCCAAAGCAGAGAAATTGCCTTCTTGATTGATAACGATATCTGGACGATACTGAGTTTCATACCATTCATCAGAACTTGGTGTTAGCGAAATATCACCAATAAAATTGATTTTAATGTATGGCGTTACGCTTTCGTATCTTGTTGCATATGGTTGCTCGATATAAGAAACAGTAGTGTAATCTAGGGTAGCGATTCCGTTGTTCACTACATATCCCATAGATTTTCTATCAGAATATGCAACGCTCTCAAACAATTTTACGTTATCATTAGAAAAGGATGGGCGCAGAATACCATTAGCTACATCAATAGAGCATTTGAATTCTTTAGAATCCGTCTGAGCAATTGATTGATCAATGAGCGAGTCTACAATGAATCCATTCTTGAAAGATACGTCTCCGTTAGCTTCGAATAGCTGAAGATTCTTTGTCTGAGATTCTAAAAGAGAAAGAGATGTATAGTATTCAACATTAGATAACCGACTTTCAAGATTTCCGATATCTTTCATTGTGTATCGTTTGTTATTTTCTCTCTTGATAGAAATAACAGGAGTTCCAACAATTGAAGGATATACCGAGATAGTAGACATCAACATCGAATTTTCAGGAATCGAAGGAGCTACAGGAGAATCGGCTGGAACCCCTTTGGTGATAACAAAATTCCCATTTGCATTCAAAGATAGGATATCAACTCTTGGTTGGAAGTATGTGTAATCTGAGATGATGTCGAATCCCATTGCAGGAATCGAATTGATCACAAAAGATGATCCATTTCTAGATGGTCTGAAGTCTACGCAATCAAAAAGATCCAATACTTCGCCGTTAGCTTTTGTATATGTTTCAGATATAGTCTTTTGATATGAATCTATCGTGAAGTAGTCTCCAGATGAAGAATGTTCGTGATAGTCATATGTGATTCTGATTGGAGATCTTGGGTTGATTGATGTGTTGTTGACTATCTTGATAAAATCGTAGTAAGAATCTTTGATTCCTGTATCGAATTTATATCTTGAGGTGATATCGACAGCAACCGCATTTCCGGGAATAGAAGATCCAAAAGCAATTGGAGTCCCGCCTGAATCTACGAATTCAGAAACCTTCAGAAGTCTGATGCCATCCACTTTAGAAAGAGTAATCGAAGGAGAAATCGCATTTGCTTGTACCGTGATATCTTCTGAGAACGCTCGAGTTATGCTCTTCAGTCTTTCTTTTGCTGTCTTCTTAACAGTAGCAATTACGTTGACGATTCCACCATTAAAAGATGTTCCAACGTTAAGCGTTGCAATGTTCGCAGTTCCATTCAATGTAATCGTAGCAGGAATAACTGCTCCTGTAACAGGAGATACAACGTGGAACGCATCTGGTTGTTGGGGAGACGCGAATGTCTCCCCAAGAGAAGATGCGATTGTTGCTATTCCACCCGTAACTGTTCCAGATACATATGATTGACGTACATAGTATGCAATGTTTGATGATGTTTCATCATCAACATCTTTCATTTTTCTGGTGTAACGAGTTGGAAGTTTGAAGATTAAAGAATCATTCGAACTTTCATAATGCGTGCTCGATACAGAATATAGAGAAGAATTCGTAAGGGCATGTTGAGCATTTGCTGTCAATGTGAGCAATGTATCCGATGAGATAGATTGAACAATCATCATTGAATACAATGTACCAGATACATAATATCCAATTGCATCACCAACATTCAATTCTTTTGTGAATTTCGTTCCAGTCCCTGTTACTGTAGTCGATGAAGTTAGGGTCGTGATTGATCCTGATAGAATTGCGATATCACGATGTGTGTCGCATGTGAAATTGACACCTGACACATTCGTAAATGCTATCTGTCTGACATTTGATGTGAATTTCTTACCAGTATTCATCTTTATATCAAACAACGAAAGAACATATTCGCAAGAAGATGATCCAATCGTTCCTGTTTGATACTCCATGTATCTTGCTCTGGCAGTTCCTATGATAGATCCATTGGAAGTTCCTGGAGTAGTTGTATATCTATCTCTAAGTTCTACGATAGGAAATTGCGTTACATCCAAAAATCCATAGACATTCTCTATGTTGATGTAAGAACCGATATCGGTTTGAATTGTAGCATTTCTTACTGGAAGATATGTAGAAGCTTTATCGATCGTAACAGTTGATTGTCCAGCTTTTGAAACCTCATATCCAAAGACATATGCTTTGCCTGGATCTATGAGAAGTCCCATTTTAGATGGATCTCCGCCATTTTCTTGAGAGAGAATACCTTGATTGTATACTGGGGAATTTTCTTGACGGAAAGAAATACTTCCATTTGTCGAAGATCCGATGATATGAGTAGGAGCAATCAATCCAGATGTGCCATTGTTCTCGGCTACATATGATATCGATCCAACGTTCACAATGTCACCATTCAGATACGATGTGTTAGCTGACCAGTCTCCTCTATTGTTGTTTCTGTGCTCTTTGACTTGAGAATTGAATGTATCAATCGCATAATTACCAGACTCGTCGTATGTTCTACGAGCCATTGCATCGGCAATCAATGAATAGTTTGTAGTCGTTACGATAGAATTCAGATTACCATTCGTGACTCTTAAAAGTTCGATGAATGTCTTATCCGAAACATCTGATAGCGAATATTTCTTAAGATTCAGGTCGATGTAGTATCTATGAGCACCAGGAGCAGAAAAATTCGTAGATCCTTGTGCGTTGTCATACAGAGAATCGTCTTCTTCTGGAGTGATGAAATCTTCTTGGATTTCCAGACCAACTCTATATGAAGGAGAATTTGTATAGTCATCAAGCAAGATTGTTTGTGCATTTACCAGAACAAATCTAGAATTTACAAAATATACACCTTTCTGGATGTTTGCAGATGATCCATATCCAATTGCATCGGATGCATTTTTTACTGTTGCATAAAGAGGAACTGAATCAGAAGTATAAATCACTTCTCCTGGCTGGAAAGTCTTTACTGTTCCTTTGTTAACGGAATCGCCAGAAGAAATATACTTGACCCAGATAGTTGGATTTGTTGTATCGGAAGATTTTCTAAAGATTTGTACTTTAGCTCTGATACCAGATGTTGCTCCGATTACTTCTACAGATTCGTCAGAAAAAGAAGAAAGATACGAATCGATCGACGTTCCGTTGTACGTCGAGTCAAGTTTAACGAAATCCAAAGATGTATCAATCGATAGTTGACCAGGAATGACCATCGATCCTTCTTTGAAAATATTTCTTCCATGTCTTGCAATCTGCTCTTGCAAGATTGTTTGCATTTGATTCAATTCACGTGCTTGAATTGCATATGAAGGACGGAACAGAATTTGGTAGAATTGTTTGTCTTCGTTGTAATCGTCGAAATATGGACGAATGTTTAGATTCTTCATGTGATCTTTTCTGTTAGTTCAATGTGATGTATTTAATTGTCAATTCTTTTCGATGATGAAGTAATCATAATCAAATGTTACAGATGCTCTCATGTATTCGACATCTGACACAGTAGAAGACACACCAGAACTAGAAAGAGAGACAGGAATAGCATTAAAAAATGTAAACGTTGAAACTGGATTATTCTTTGAATCCAGAATCATGACCTTGATATCTTGTTCGCCTAGAGGTTGAAAATTTGACTTCAAAGCATAATTCTTGAATGCATCGAACGATTCCATATACGAGATAGAAGATAACCAGGAATAGATTTCCGTGTAGTTCTTCATATCTTCATCTATGATGAATTCGAAGCTCACAGGCGTAAACTGGATCTTGTCACCAGCAAATTTCATGGTAGAGAAGGGTGTATCGGCTGCAGCAGGCGGTAGAGCAATGCTGGGAAGGGCAAAGGACGTAGCAAGAAATCTAGTTGCCTCAAACGACGGAATCACTAACATGAAATTGTTAGTCTGCAGAAAATTGGAAAATTGTTTGCTCATTGCATTCCTTGATCATGATTCTTAACTTTACGAAATCCTGCTTTTGCTTGATCTTCCATATCAGTTCCTTTCAAAACATCCATTGCAGCAAATTGATATGATCTAGGAGTCTCTGTATCCATGATAGCTTTGAGGTGTGGATACTTCTGTTCTGCTGTCAGATTATCTGATTTCAAAGCATGTATATGCAATCTGTTAGCATTAGCAGAATCTAGATAACTGATTGCATTTTTATGAACATGAGGAGAATGTGTTATGAAATCTGCTATCTTTTTATCACCAACAAAATCACCAGCAGCTTTAATTGCTTTTATAGGAACTGCTGTGGATGTGCCATGCTCGTTGATGTGATCGACTGCTTTATGCAAGATATCACGATTTTTTACATTATGTAAAGCATACTCAGCCAATCCAGGATAATTCTTCATTGCATCATCAGGAATAGACTTCAAAGCATGATATTGATATTTTCTACTCTTTGAATCAAAAAGACTGGAAATTCTATCAGCATGCGATTGATCATAATTTGAATTAGTTGACATTTCGTTATGAAGAAATCCATCTGAAATCTTTCCACCGTGTTTATCAATCAAATGATGTATTGTATCTGCATCTAACAAATGGGCAATGTCAATTAGATGATTTGGTTTTAGTTCAGGATCTCTAGCAAGCTTATTGATAAATTCATTAGACTCTTTGCCGGATCTTAGAGATAGATAGTCTTTAGCTCCAACTTTATTGAGGATTTTTGTAGCTTGTTCATCATTACCGGCTTTAATATCCAAAGAACTTCCTTCATTTTTCAAAGCATGATCGATAGCATCTCCTGTATGTTCTGGATCAACCTTGAATTTAGATGCATGAGATAACATCTGAGATGCGAATTTTGAATCTTGGTATTGATATTTTCCTGTTAACATATGATGTTTGTCAGCAGGAGATAATCCATGCATTGATGAGTTCATTACATCGTGATGCTTAGTAAGATTAGCTAGAGCCATTCTTTGATGATTCTTCGTTTCATCAGAATCATTTGAAGAATTAATAGAATTCAGAATGTGATATGAAACATGTTTAGGAGCATGTTCTATCAAATCATTAGCAGATACATTCAATTCGCCATCAGTGAAGATAGATCTACCATCGTGATTTTTTGGATTTGTTAGATGTCTGAATTGATCTGGTATATGAGATGCATTTTTATTGTACCAGACTCCGGTTTCTTCATAAACATCGCCATGCGGTTGATAATTTCCATCGTGTTTCATAGGAAAATGCTGTTCCGCCCATTCTTTCACAGTAGAATGGAATTGATCGTTTCCTGTTCCGTATGTTGTTCCTTCTGGACGAAGAATTGTGTGATCGTGTTCATAGTTGACATGAGGTTTCAGATTTATACGAGCGATCGGATTCTCAATATTTTTATCATCTTTATGAATCAGATATGCTGTATGAGTTCCATGTCGAAGATCCTGCTCTATATGTTGGGCATTACATCCATCATACATATGCATACATGATGTCCACCCTCTATCGGTAGACATACCGGCTACATGATATGGATCACGAGTTATAGCGACATGAAGATCTGATTGCTTTGTTTGTCTAGCAGGATCGTTATCAAACTTGTTCTTCAACTCTGGAGGAGCTTTTGATTTTGTTAAAGCTTTTCCGATCGAAACCATTCGACCATGTTTATCTGTTGCATATCCTGCCCTGTATTCATGAAAAGAAGGAATATCAAATCCATTCGATCTAAGATGTTCGTGTACATCTGAAGGAATCTCTCCAACATGATCCTCTTTTGATTTCAGGGGAAGATGAATCGTATCTTCCCCTTTCATCACATGGTCAGATAATGCTTTAGAAGCATCTGTACCGTGCATGTCCTTCCAGTAATCAACAGCACTTGTTTGATGCTTATCTAACGCCTCTAATAGATATTTGTAATGTTTCATTTGCTTAATAAAAGTTTAATCTATTTATCAAACAAGCCATGCTGGTGGAAGTTCAACAACGAACGTATTAACATCAGCATTTGATCCCCAATCAGAAGCAAATGCAATACGAGTACCGGATGGACTGATATTTGCATGTGCCTCTGCAAAGATGAAATGTGAATTATTGTTGCCTAATGTATGCATATGAGCAACTCTTTGATATGTTCTTGTGTTCAGGTTGCACATGACAATTTCATTCTGCAATAGTCCTGCTTGGTTAATGTTTCCGACAATAGAAGCAGCAACCCATCCTTTACGATTGAATGCCAATCCACTGATATGAGTTGATGCTGATGGATATCCATATCCATTAGATTCACCAAGAAGCGTATATATTTCTCCTGTATCAATGTATTCAACAATAACATTACCATTTCCTGTCACTGTGTTATCGTATTGTGCCGATACCCAAACATCTCTTCCGTCGGATAATTGCGTGAAACATCCATGCTCAGACCAATTTGATGCCAATGTTCTGACAACAGTGTTATCAGATGTTCTATAAGCAGTCGCGACTCCCGCTACAGATATGACATAATATGCTCCGCTAGGAGAGATGTCGGCAGCAACATCAGCTGTATATCTTGGGCTTTCGACTCCAGTTGTTACATTTCGAGTGAATGCTTTATTTGTTCCTTCATCAAAGAATCCAAAAATATTATTGTTCCATGAAGAATATTTTGGATCTCCACCAAAGCCAACATTTCCAGTAGAAGCTGGATGTGTAAACACTACATCTACTTGACTTGTCGAGATGTGCATTTTTCTCAATTGCTTTGTCGATCCAGATGCGTAATCGTAGAAAATAATATCAGGATCTGTAGCGGACCACATGAAATGCTCGATGTCAAGAATACCAGGAAGACTTAGCATTTTGATGTATGCGTATGTTTGCCCGTTCAACAAAGCAAATCCGCTTTGTGAACCACTTGTAACCCATACGATCATTTTAGATTCATCTGAGTTCCAAGTAGGAATCGTAGAATATACAGGTTTTGCCACTTGATCGCTATATTGTGATGATGCATCAGTTATTCTTCTGATAAAAGTACCAAACGCCGGATCGCTAAATCCAGCAAGCAGAGCTGGTTGTGGTACAGATAGCATAGATTTAATGCTGTTATCTGTGATAGGAGCAGTCGGAGGAATAAGAGCCGTAACAGAAGAACTGATATCAATTGTGGAACCAGATGTATTAGCTGCTTCTACGCTGCATGTCACTTGTTGATTTACATCATTGCTTGTTAAAACATATGTGTTAGAAGTAGCACCGGAGATAGCAACGCCGGCTCTGTACCATTGATATTTATACGACGAAGGAAAATTATACCATGTTCCATTTGATGCAGTTAATGTTTGTCCAGCTAACGCCAGTCCAGATATAACAGGCGAAGAATCTACAATGGGTTTTGGTAGATTCACGTTTGATCCAGATAGTGTGATTAGCAATTTTGGACGGAATCCATTCGTTCCCTCTTTAGATGTAAATTTTCTGCTATCTCCAGTATATGATGTTGGCAATCCAGTTATATCAGATCTCTCGATCAACCATCCATAATTTACTTTCGATCCATTTATGAAATTTTGAACATCTGCGATGAGATCGGATCCAGAAAATTCAATCCAAGATCCAGAAGTAGCAGGAGCAACTACGGATGCACTTGCTGTAGAGTCATGATCAGTCGATCCAATGCCACCAGGAGCCTGCCATGATTGCCCAAGAGCATATTCTAACCAAGATACTTCTCCTTCCTTCCATGGTTTCATCATAGAATATAAAGATAGTGTATTGTTGTTAGCTGATTCTTGATGTGCATACGAACAATACAATTGAAGTTTAGCACTCGTAACAGTCACTGGTCCAGATATGTTAGATATACCAGAAAATTTTATCAAACCATTTGAAATGTTCGTTGTATCCCATTTTGAGACTGTTATATCTGTGGCAGATCCATAATTTGAAATCGCATCAGAATTCGAACGAGTTGATTGGGAATCAATCGAGCCGGTGTAAGATGATCCTGTATTTTCTCCGATTAAGAAATGATATTCAACAAGTCCTAGCGGCTGGACTATTGTTCCGACAGAACTAATAGATGCGGTTCCGGCAGAATTGGTAACATTTACTTTAATAGCTAAAGACGTCCCCACATCTGCTGCTTGAGCGACATATGTTGGAGATGTTGCTCCTGAAATATCAGCTCCATTTCTAGTCCATTGAATTCCAGATACGGCACCAAGATTGCTATATGTTCCTTGAACAAGAGTTAGTGTCTGTCCTTGTTGAACAGTTCCTGTGTATGATGGGAATGTGATAGCTGCCGGAATTTGTAGAGCAGTAACTGATAAAGTAGATGAATAGAAATCTACACCGCTTATAGCGGCCGCATTTGTAACATTATCTCTCCATCTGACATTTGTTCCAACATCTGCTAGAGCGAGTGTGTACGTAGATCCAGTAGCCCCGGCGATATCTACACCATTTCTTTGCCAATTTCCAGATACGGTTAAAGGAAGAGTTCCTGTATATTTTCCAGATGTTCTGCTCAACGTATAACCTTGTTGCGCAGTGCCTGATATAGCAGATGATGTTAAAAGAAGTGGAGGAATTCCAGAAGAATCTAATTTAGAATTCAAAGCAGTTTGAAGTCCAGAAATAGTTGATATCGACTGTGTTCCAGTGTGATTCGCACGATCTAAAAGATATGCATCGGATGAATTATTAGTTCCGCCTACACTAGCGCTAAAATCAGCAGATGATAAAAGTATCAAAGAATACGTGATTGTATTTGTTCCATCCGTCACTCTATATTTGATAGTTGGGAACGATCCAATATAAGATGCATCTGCAACAAATGTCCAAGTTCCATTCGCATTTAATGATAGACTACCGACGCCATTAATCGTTACAGTAGATCCGGCCAAAAATGTAGCTGTTGATTTTGTTACATCTACTGGAATGATAGGAGACTTATCGATTAAGAACATGCCACCTGTTGATATATCACCATTTATAATTTGCGTTGAATTTGCAGAATTATAGATCACCCCATATAGTGTGAAATCTACTACAGATAAGGCAAGAGTAGATGATATTTGTTTTTCTTCTAGAATATTTCCAGATTTTGTGACTCCTCCAGGAACAAGAATAACATCTGGCGTAGGAGATCCATTCGATCCGCCTTGTTTAAGAGTCTGTACATCAGATGATATAGTTGTAATCGAATTTGTCAAGGAAGAAGGAAGCGTTGTATCTAGAATCTTTCCGTTAGCGTCAAGCCCAGCATATCCATTAGCAGCATTCTTATTTGATGAAGATTCTTTTGCATCCAAGCTTCCTTGCAGACCTGCAACCGTCGAAATAGCTTGTGTTCCGGTATGATTTGTTCTATTAAGAAGATAGAAATCTGTCGAGTTAGCTGTTGCTCCAGATGCAACAGAGTCCAGTTTTACTTTATCGATGTTTGACAACAATCCATTTGAAGTAGTTGTTGCTGTAGACGTTCCGGCTTTAGTATTCAATGCAGACTGAGTTGCAGTTGAAATAGGCTTGTTCGAGTCTGAAGTGTTATCAACGTTTCCTAATGCGACATCTGATTTAGAAAGAGTGACAGCTCCTGTTTTTCCAGCTACTGATGTGACAGAGTCGCTTGTTTGAATTTTTTCCCAGGTCGTTCCGTTTGATACGATCCAATCTCCAATATTCCAACTAGAAATTCCATTTATTGTTGTGACTCCAGCAACAGATACTCTATAGTAAAATCCTTTATTACCGAGTGCTGCCGTTGGGATAGTAGGAGAATTTAGACTTGCATCCCATAAGCCTTGATAATTCAAAGAACCAACGATCGAAGCTGGAAGAGTTGATGTTAGGATCTTTCCGTTGGCGTCAAGCCCAGCATATCCATTAGCAGCATTCTTATTTGATGAAGATTCTTTTGCATCCAGAGCAGACTGTAATCCTGAAACAGTTGAAATAGCTTGTGTTCCGGTATGATTTGCACGATTCAGTAAAGTAACATCGCTTGAGTTAGCTGTTGCTCCAGAAGCAACTGAATCTAATTTTGTTTTATCAACATTCGAAAGTAATCCATTCGAAGTAGTTGTTGCTACTTGATTATTTGCCTTGAGATCCAGAGCAACTTGATTTGCAGTTGAAATAGGCTTGTTCAAGTCTGAAGTGTTATCAACGTTAGCAAGGCCAACGTCTGCTTTAACGAGAGTGACTGCGCCTGTCTTTGAAGCAACTGATGTAACCGATCCTGCTGTAGTCAGAGCAGCCTGTAATCCTGTGATATCGGAGATAGCAAGAGTAACA